GGGAATCTTGTTCGTTGTGGTATATGTTATTGGTGCCAAGCAGGGCAAATGGTGAGTGTTCCTTTTAGAGTACAGGCGTAAGTGGGTCGTTGTAGACAAATTAGGTAAAATAGTCATAATAACCCGAGATAAGAATATTGCGATTGGCTTCGCAAAACTTTGGAGAGCCAAACATGACAGAGTTCGATAAAGCAGACTTGGATTCTAACGGAAGCATCGATCGTGCAGAGTTCCGAACTATGTGGAATAAACTTGAACTTGAGGATCGCAAGCTTGAAATTGCAGACCAAGATTTAAAGCGCAACGCAGAGCGCAGGTTCACAGGCTTGGCTTTAATGGGAATGCTGGTCTATCCGTTTATTATCTTGCTGGCGTCGGTGTTAGGTTTTGATAAAGCGGCTACGCTTATAACAGACATCGCATCCGTGTATGTTATTGCAGCCAGCGGTGTCGTGGCAGCATTTATGGGCTTCAATGCCTATTCAGCCAAAGCAGATAAAAAGGCTTCTATAAGTTATGAAAAAGAACAGGGGGATAGATAATGTCTGACAAGAAAATTAAAAAAGTTATAAAGGGTTTAAAGAAAGCATCCAAGCTACATGCTGGTCAAGCTAAAACATTAAAGACAGTGTTGAAGAAAAAGAAATGAGTTTAATCGCAAGCCTCATTGGCCCTGTAAGTAGCATTCTTGATAAGGTTATTCCTGACTCTGACATGAAAGCCAAGCTGGCACATGAGATTGCTACGATGTCGGACACCCACGCGCAACAGGCATTGCTTGCTCAGTTGGAGATTAACAAAGCTGAAGCTGCTTCTGGTAGCTTGTTCAAGGGCGGATGGCGACCTTTTGTTGGATGGATCTGTGGATTTGCTTTACTGTACCACTTCATCCTTTGCCCACTGATTATATTTATCGTGACTATTTCGGGTGTAACAATACCACCGCTGCCTGAGTTTGACATGGGTAGCTTGATGACAGTGTTGCTAGGCATGCTTGGGATTGGCGGTTTAAGAACCTATGAGAAGAAATCTGGGTTAACTAAGTAAGGAGTTTACAAAATGAAATGGTTATTGTCCTCTTATTGGTGGTCACTGTTGACGGGAAAGAAGGCCCCGTCCAAACGCGGACGACCCAAAGGCTCTAAAAATAAACCTAAAAAAACTAAAGCTAAGTAATGTGGGTGTTGGTTTGGATACAGTTGATGACGGGGATGCCATTACAATACTATCAATTAGACAGCTTTGATAGTAGAACGGTATGTGAACAGTATAGGCAGAGGGCCGAGATTTTAGTTACAAACACTAACATGATCGTAGCTTGTTTAAGCGTAAGGATACAAAAATGACTTTTAAACTATCAACCCGCAGCCTAGACAGGCTTATTGGCGTAGACCCACGCCTTGTTGCTGTAGTTAAAGCGGCAATTCACAGCACTAAGGTTGACTTCGGTGTGATTTGTGGGATGAGAACCTTGGAGGAACAGCAAGATCTTGTTGCCAAGGGCGCATCACAGACAATGAAATCTAAGCACCTTCAAGGGTATGCCGTTGACCTAATGGCCTACTGCGGCTCTAGGGCGTCTTGGGAATTGAATTTGTATGATGATATCGCAGACGCTATGGCTGAAGCGGCTCGTGAGGTTGACGTGCCTGTCAGGTGGGGTGCGGCATGGCACATATCAAACGTAGCTCAGTTTCAAGGAACTATGGAAGACGCCATGAATGAGTATATTGACACCCGCAGAACCCAAAACCGTCGTCCTTTTATAGACGGCCCCCACTTTGAACTTATGGTCTAGGAGACACAGTATGGCACTTACAGGTAAACAAACAAAACTTGACAAGAATAAAGACGGGGAAATCTCCGGCGCAGACTTTCAGATGATGAAGGGTGGCGGCATGGTTAAACCCAAAGGAATGGCTAAAGGTGGAATGGTTAAACCCAAAGGAATGGCTAAAGGTGGAATGGTTAAACCCAAAGGAATGGCTAAAGGCGGCATGGTTAAACCCAAAGGAATGGCTAAAGGCGGCATGGTTAAACCCAAAGGAATGGCTAAAGGCGGCAAGGTAATGTCCAAGGGTTATGCCCGTGGTGGCAGGGTCAAGCCTAAAGGCATGGCTAACGGCGGCTTGGTAGAACTACGTCGTGGAGACGTAAGAGATAATCCAAATAGGGGTAAAACTTATTAATGCCATATCTACAAAGTAACATCCCGCATTTTAAATGTTGGGTGCGGCGTGAGTACACACACAATCATACTGCGTACCACGGAGAGTTTCTACATGCGATGGCTATTGCTGTCACCACCATGCCTAACAGGTGTTTAAGTTTTCAAGTTATCTTCACCGGTTGTGAAGCAGAGCTAGAGGACGAACCTAATGTGCATGGTGGCGCCATGTGGGCAAGAATGCCTATAACAGCGTTGGTAGCGGATACTCCCTATGAGGAGTGGCCCATACCCATGCCCGTGCATGAGGCACAGCCTTGGGACTGTTCTTCTCATACGCATGCTGTTTATCAAATGGACAGAGCTACCCCTTGCCCATGGCTTGCGAAGGTAGGAAGCGAGTTCTATCCGGCTAAATATATGTTTACTGTAGATTACACAGACAGCGAAATAGCAGACGACCCAGCGCAGCACAAACAAAGCCATGTACTAGAGTTGTTAGATGCCGGCGAATACACGGGTAACATTGTAGCATTGCCTAATAACCGTGTTCGTGTCACACATCCGGCGTGGTTTGCTACAGGGGAAGGCGCCCCTGACTTCCGTCCGTCACAGAATATACACTACTCCAAGTCTGATTTAGATTATACGTTGGATGTTAACCGCATCTTTGACAACATATACAACGACACCGAGGAGACTAACGAATGACTACGGAATATGTTTGTGACAGTTGGTCTCAAGGTGGTCCAATCACAAATGAATCACAAGAATCTTATAGGGACATCCTATAATGGATGTTGTTGACTTCGCAAAACATATGTATAGGTTGTTGGAGAAACGCGAGCTAGAAATAGCCGAGTCTCTTTCCCAAGGCAATGCCAAAGATTGGGAAACATATAAGATGATGGTGGGAGAGATACGGGGCCTCTCTTTCACTAGGACTGAAATCAGGGCCCTGCTGGAGAATAACGCAGATCATGTCGAAGAAATTATATCTTCCTGACCATGTCGCGCAGAAAATGAACAAGGATCGCAAGGCGGAAGCCTCTGATGATTCCTCTGTTGAGAGCGCATATGTTGACGCCAGGGTCTTAGACCCTTCACTCATAGACAAATCTTTAATCGAAAGACTTCCGCAACCAACGGGTTGGCGGATTCTTGTTATGCCGTACCAAGGTAAATCTAAGACCGCATCTGGTCTTTATATACCTGACGAGGTGCGTGAGCGGGAATCTGTTGCTACTGTGGTTAGCTACGTTTTACGGTTAGGGCCTCTTGCCTATAAAGATCCTGACAAGTTTGGCCCAGAACCCACACCTTGGTGTGAAGCCGGCCAGTGGGTCTGCATAGGTAGGTACTCCGGCTCCCGCTTTAAGATTGACGGTGGTGAAGTTCGCATCATTAACGACGATGAGGTGATCGCAACACTACTTGAACCAGATGACGTTAAGCACGTTTAGGAATTGGAGAATTAAATGTCTGAAGAAGAACAAGAAATCATTGTAGAGACAGAGGGCGATGACACTTCAACGCCTGATAGTAGCTCGGATGATAGTAGCTCTAAAGAAAGAGTTGCCGTCGCTAGTGACAGCGACGACGGAGAGCTACAGGATTATAGCAAAAACGTTCAGAAACGAATTAAGAAATTAACTGAGCGTAATAAGAATGCGGAACGCGATCGTGAAGAAGCGGTACGGGTAGCGCAACAACTTCTAAACGAGAACAACCAACTGAAGTCCCGAGTCCAACAAGTGGATACTGGGTATCTCAGTGAGTATGGCAATCGTTTGGGTCATCAAGAACAGGCCGCAAAGAACGCGTATAAAAACTCGTATGATGCGGGAGATTCTGATGGGTTACTGGCCGCTCAAGAACAACTCACTCAAATCGCCGTGGACAAACAAAAGTATGCTTCGGCAAAGCAGAGAGTGGATCAACAGCAAAAGGTGGCTGTTGAGCGTCAACAGGTTGCTCAACAACAGACCCAGAGCCAACCGGTGCAACAGGCCCCTAGAAAAGCAGATCCTAGGGCCGAAGGTTGGGCCGAGAAAAACGAATGGTTTGGGGAAGACGAGATCATGACCCAAGCTGCGTTTACATTCCACCGAAGGTTGGTGGAAGAAGAAGGGTTTGACCCGCAGACAGAAGACTACTATAGTGAAATTGATCGCAGGCTTCGGACGGAATTTCCTCAGAAGTTTACGACTAAGAAATCGGGAGGAGGTAACCAGGTCGCATCCGCTGGTAACTCCGCATCCCGCAACACCAAACAGGGGCGCAGGTCGGTCAAGCTGACGCATTCACAAGTCGCAATAGCGAAGAAGCTCGGTGTCCCTCTTGAACAGTACGCTAAGTATGTGAAGGATTAAGCAATGACAGATACAAGAACCGCGCGTAAAAGCGCATCCCGCGAAACAGAATCGCGCAGAAAACCCTGGGCACCGCCCAGTCACCTTGAAGCGCCAGAGCCCCCTGTAGGCTTTGTGCATCGTTGGATTAGAGTTGCCATGCGTGGTGAGGAGGACAAAATGAATGTCCATGCCAAACTACGAGAAGGATGGGAGCCTGTCCGTAAAGACGAGTATCCAGACTATGAAGCCCCAGTCATCGATGATGGCAGGTATCAAGGCGTCATAGGACAAGGTGGACTGATGTTGTGTCGAATGCCTGTCGAGACCGCCAATGAAAGAGCCGCGTATTACGGGACCCGGACCCGAGAACAGATGGTTGCTGTCGATCAGGACTTAATGAAGGATCAACATCCTTCGATGCCGATTAGTAATAATAGGCAAAGTCGTGTAACTTTCGGAGGATCACCAAGAGACTCCGAGTAACTTGAGGTGCTATAATGGCAAATTCTAATGGTTCCTTTGGGTTAAAACCCATTGGTAAGATTGGTCAAGCGACCAACTCGACCGGTATGACTGAGTACAGAATTGCGTCCGACAACAGCAACCCAATCTTCAGCGGCATGGCGGTTATCCCGTTAGCTGGTGGTGTGATTGACGATCTACAGGCTGCGGCCGGTGGTAACGTATCAATCGTGGGTGTTTTCGGCGGATGTGAGTATGTCTCTTCGACTACTGGTGAAACGGTCTTCGGCAATTTTTGGCCTGGATCAGGCGCGGATTCTACATTCCCTGTCAAAGCCTTTTTGTATGATGACCCAAATCAGTTGTTCACAATTGCTACGTCTAACGTAGTGGCTGCGGCCAACACTGAAACGGAAATTCGTGCTGCCGTATTTGCGAACATCGCGTTTGCAACAGGCAACAGTGGATCTACTTCTACTGGCATGTCTTCTGCTACAGCGGATCTGAACACAATCGCAGCTACCAACACATTGGCTCTACGCATTATGGGTGTCCAAAATGACCCCGACAATGCTGACTTCACTGCTGCTGGTATTCCACTAATCGTTCGTATAAACAACCACTTCAATGCGCCTACTGGCTCCATTGCAGCGGGTACTGTTTCTACGACCGGCGTATAAGGAGGTCTAAAACATGGCTATTTCACGCGCACAACTAGCGAAAGAGCTTGAACCAGGTCTCAACGCCTTGTTTGGAATGGAGTATGATCGTTACGAAAATCAGCACTCCGAAATCTATAGTACTGAGTCCTCAGATAGAGCATTCGAGGAAGAAGTTATGCTATCCGGGTTCGGCGCAGCGCCGACTAAATCGGAAGGCTCCGCCGTCAACTTCGACGACGCGGGTGAAGCATTCACTGCTCGGTACAACCACGAAACCATCGCACTTGCGTTCTCAATTACTGAGGAAGCAATCGAGGACAACTTGTATGACCGCCTCGGCAGTCGTTACACACGCGCTCTCGCTCGCTCAATGGCCCACTCTAAGCAGGTTAAAGCCGCTGCGGTATTGAACAATGCGTTCGCCGCTGGTGCAACTGCTGGCGGAGACGGTGTTGCACTTTGCGCCACTGATCACCCGCTTACAAACGGTGGAACTTTCGCTAACGAACCATCAACTGCTGCTGATCTGAACGAAACTTCTTTGGAAGACGCTCTGATCAACATTGCTGGTTATGTTGACGAACGTGGCTTGAAGGTTGCTCTTCGCGGCATGAAGTTGATGATCCCACGGCAATTGCAATTCGTTGCAGAGCGCCTGATGGTCTCCAACCTCCGCACTAGTACTGCTGACAACGACACTAACGCAATTCGTTCAATGGGGATGTTGCCTGATGGTTATGCCGTCAACGACTTCCTTACTGATCCAGATGCGTTTTTCCTCAAGACTGATGCGCCTCGTGGCTTTGTTCACTTTGAGCGGACTCCGCTTTCCACTAACATGGAAGCTGATTTCGACACAGGTAACATGCGCTTCAAGGCTCGTGAGCGTTATAGCTTCGGCTTTAGTGACCCACGTTGTGTGTTTGGCTCCCCTGGAGCGTAAGACACATTGCACTTGTTAGATTGAGGCGGTCTTCGGATCGCCTCTTTCTTTTTGTAAAAATCTATTGTACTGTTTGGGCATCCCTGACAGTCGCATTGGGCGGCTGACTTAACCCAGACAGGA